ATGGCCAGCCGTCAGGCAGGATCGCAAAACTGGGTGAAGATACGTCAGGCATTCGAATCAGGCGAAACATTTGTTGCTCTGGCGCACCGGTTTTCTCTGCACCGCACAACGATTGCCCGCCACGCCCGCCGCGCCGGTTGGAGCAGAGCAGACAAGGCGGCAATGGCGGTCAGCGCTGATGTCATCACTGCCGTGCCAGGGAAATCAGCGCCGGCTGACTGTCACCGTCTTTGTCCTGGCCTTGCCGCCTGCTTTCATCGTCCGGCCTTGCAGGCGCGCCTTTACGCCGGGCTTGAGCGGCGGATTACCGCCTTTGCGAATGCCGCGCCCGGCACCGCCGAGGGGGATGTCAAGAGCCTCACCGTGCTTGTCCAAACGCTGCAGCGTCTCGCCGCACTCGATAGCCAGCTCACGCCGGCAACAAATGTGGAGATGGGCGGAGATGCGGCGTCTATCCATGAAGAGCTTGCGCGCCGCCTATCTCGCCTTGCCGACGCGACGGATGAGGGACCGCTTCCTGAAGGGGCTGAGTGATCGCGAAGCAGCCGCCTGGCTCTTTGCGTTTGAAAAGGAATGGGCGCGCCCTGAGCAATTGCCGCCGCCGGGGGACTGGAGAACCTGGCTGTTTATGGGCGGGCGTGGCGCCGGCAAGACGCGCGCCGGTGCCGAGTGGATCAGGTCACGCGTGATGGGCGCTGATCCGCCGTCCCGCATTGCACTCATTGGTGAAACCTACGCGGATGTGCGCGACGTGATGATTGACGGCGTGTCGGGCCTGCTCGCTGTCTATCCTCCGGGAGAGCGGCCAAGCTGGCTACCCTCGCGCCGGCGCCTCGAATGGCGAAACGGAACGATCGCTCAGGTCTTTTCGGCTGACGAACCAGATGGCCTGCGAGGGCCGCAATTCGACCTCGCCTGGGCCGACGAAGTCGCTAAATGGCGCTACGCGGAGCGGTGCTGGGACAATCTGCAATTTGCTTTGCGCCTCGGCGTCCGGCCACGGCAATTGGTGACGACGACACCTCGCCCGCTGCCACTCCTGCAGCAGCTCTTAAATGCACCGGACTGTGTGGTGACAAGGGCTGGAACCGCCGCCAATCCCTATTTGCCAGCGGCGTTCCTCGAGGCGATGCAGCGAAAATATGGCGGGACAAGATTGGGGCGTCAGGAGCTTGACGGCGACATCATCACCGAGCGTGCGGACGCGTTGTGGACGCGCGAGATCATCGAAGCTGCACGGCGCCAGGAAGCGCCACACTTGAAGCGTATTGTGATCGCCATCGACCCGGCGGCCACCTCACGCCGCAACGCCGATGCAACCGGCATCGTCGCGGCGGGACAGGGGGCTGATGGCAGAGGTTACGTGCTTGACGATGCCACGATCAGTAACGCCCGCCCCGACCAGTGGGCAGCGCGCGCGGTCGCGCTTTATCATCGCCACGAAGCAGATGCGCTCGTGGCGGAAGTCAACCAGGGTGGCGATATGGTCGCCGCCGTCATCGCCGCGGTCGACCCGCAGGTGGTGGTGACGCCGGTGCGCGCGACGCGCGGCAAGGTCCTGCGCGCCGAGCCCATCGCCGCGCTCTATGCGCAAGGGCGTATCAGTCACGTTGGCTGCTTTCCCGCGCTTGAAGATGAATTGTGTGATTTTGGTGTGGATGGTCTTTCCGGTGGCCGCAGCCCCGATCGCTTGGACGCTCTCGTCTGGGCGCTGACCGCACTCCGTTTGACGACTGATGCAGCGCCGCGTTTGCGCAGTTTGTGACCCTCTTTCCACTGGAGCATGTCGATGGTGTGGAATATGCCCCGCTTCCTGCGGTGGGCAAGCGCTGAGCGCGTGCCTGCGACCAAGGCCTCGCTTGCCGGCCCGCTGATCGCGATGAGCGAACCAGGTCGTGCGGTTTGGCTGCCGCGCGATTATGCGAGCCTCGCCCGCGAGGGTTACGCCAAGAACCCGGTTGTCTTTCGTTGCGTCCGGCTCATTGCCGAGCAGGTAGCGGCGGTTCCCTTGCTGGCACGCGACGGGCGCGATGAACTGGATACCCATCCGGTCCTGTCACTTCTTGAGCGGCCAAATCCGCGCCAGTCGCGCGCCGCCTTCCTGGAGGCTGTCGTCAGCCATCTTCTGCTTGCCGGCAACGCCTATATCGAGGCCGCGTTCGTCGATGGACGGCCAGCCGAGCTTTTTGCGCTTCGTCCCGATCGCATGCAGGTTGTGCCGGGCGTGCGCGGGTGGCCGGAAGCCTATGATTATACAGTCGGCAGCCAGACCATGCGCTTCCGCCAGGAGGTTCCCGCTGGCGATGTGTCGCCCATCCTCCACATCGCCTTTTTCCATCCGGTCAATGATCATTATGGCCTGGCGCCTCTGGAGGCGGCCGGCGTGTCGCTCGATACGCTCAACGCGGCGGCTGCGTGGAACAAGGCTCTTCTCGATAATTCGGCAAGGCCTTCAGGCGCTCTCGTCTATGCACCAAGCTCCGGCGCCACGCTGAGCCGTGAACAATTCGAGCGCTTGAAAGAGGAATTGTCCGACAGCTTTTCCGGAGCAGCCAATGCGGGTCGCCCGCTCCTTCTGGAGGGCGGGCTTGACTGGAAAGCCCTGTCGCTGTCGCCGCGCGATCTTGATTTTGTTGAGGCCAAGAATGCGGCCGCGCGCGAGGTGGCGCTGGCTTTTGGTGTTCCGCCGCAGCTGCTCGGCATCAAGGGAGACGCGACATACTCGAATTACGTCGAGGCCAATCGCGCCTTCTATCGCCAGACGGTGATGCCGCTTCTGGGGCGTGTGCTCGGCGCCATTGAACACTGGCTGCAACCGCTTCTGGGAACCGTCAGGCTTGATGTCGACAGCGATGCCGTCGACGCCCTGTCGGCCGATCGCGAGGCGCTGTGGCAACGCGTTGGCGCGGCCGATTTTCTGACCAATGACGAAAAGCGCGAAGCCGTTGGCTATGGCCGCTTGCAACGTGCTGACGGCGGAACGGAAGACACCTCGTTGTGAGCCGGCGCGCAACCCAATTCATTTTCCGGAGATGATCTATGGCTATGTCGACACCACGCCTGCCGCCCCCTGCTATCACCGCCGAGGGCGTCTTTTCCGGCTATGCGTCGCTCTTTGATCGCCCCGACCAGGCGCGTGACATCGTTGCGCCAGGCGCCTTTCAAGCGAGCCTCGCATCGCGCGGTCCAGGTGGCGTCAAATGCCTCTACCAGCACGATCCCTCTGAGCCGATCGGCGTGTGGCTCGCGCTGGAGGAAGACCGCATCGGCCTGCGGGTGACAGGAAAGCTCCTGCCGGAGGTTGCGCGTGCGCGCGATGTATTTGCGCTCATCCGTGCTGGCGCCCTCGACGGCCTGTCGATCGGCTTTCGCGCTGCCGAGGCGGTGCGTGAGCCGCAACGCCGTCTGCGGCGCCTGAAACGTATCGATCTTTGGGAAATCTCGGTTGTGACCTTTCCCATGCTTCCAGGCGCCCGCATCGGCGCCTGACACTGTCCGTCGCACTCTGTTTTGTCGTCTCATTGGGAACGAAAGGATCGCCCATGACCAATTATGCCTGCAGTGAAACCAAAGCCTTTCCGGCTGCCAAGACGTTCGAGGATTTTAAAGAAGTCAACGATGAACGGCTTGATGAAATCGAGCGTCGTGGCACGAGCGATGTCCTGCTGGACGAAAAGCTCGAACGCATCGATGCGCACCTCAACCGTCAGGATGAGCGGATCCGCAGCCTCGCGCTGAAAGCCGCCCGTCCGCAGCTGGAAGGTGGTGAACCGCGTCTGGTTGGTGAGCATGGACGTGCGTTCCAGGCGTATATCCGACGCGGCGATGCGGGCGCTCTCGGTCGCCTTGAAGCAAAGGCACTGTCGATCGAGTCCAATCCCGATGGCGGCTATACCGTGACACCTGAAGTCGATGCCATGATCGGCGCACGGTTGGCGCAGATCTCGCCGATCCGCCGCATTGCAACCGTGCGGCAGGTGTCGAGCGCCACCTTCCGCAAACCCTTCGCCTCGACCGGTTTTGCGGTAGGCTGGGTGGGCGAACAGGTTGCCCGACCGCAAACAACAACGCCAACGCTCAATGCGCTCGATTTCCCCACGCTCGAGCTTTACGCCATGCCGGCCGCAACCGGCGCCCTTCTGGATGACAGCGCAGTCGACATCGAACGCTGGATTGCTGACGAAGTTGAAACGGCTTTTGCGGAACAGGAAGGACGTGCGTTCGTTGTGGGCAACGGTACCTCGCAACCCCGAGGTTTTCTCACCTCGACGATTGTCGCTGAAGCAAGCTGGAGCTGGGGCAGGCTGGGTTACGTGACCAGTGGCGCGGCGGCAGATTTCGTGACGCTCAATCCATCCGACCGTCTTGTCGATCTCGTCTATGCATTGCGCGCTGGCTATCGCCAGAATGCCAGCTTCGTCATGAACCGGCGTACGCAGTCAGCGGTCCGCAAGTTCAAGGACACGCAGGGCCAGTATCTATGGCAGCCGCCGGCGCAGCCGGGCGGCGTTGCGAGCCTGATGAACTTCCCCGTCATCGAAGCAGAAGACATGCCGGATGTCGGCGCCGACACCACGCCGATTGCCTTTGGTGATTTCCGCCGCGGCTACCTGGTCGTTGATCGCATCGGTACCCGCATCCTGCGCGACCCCTATTCCGCCAAGCCCTATATCCTCTTCTATACCACCAAGCGTGTCGGCGGCGGCGTGCAGGATTTCAACGCCATCAAGCTCCTCAAGATCGCCACGACCTGATCTTCAATCTGGCGGGAGGCGCGTTGCCGCCTCCCGCTTTGCTCCAGCTCTTGCCCACAAGGGACCCGCCCATGCCGTCCGCCCTTCTTGTGCCGCCGGGGGAAGAACCCGTTACTCTTGCCGATCTCAAATCCCAGCTTCGCGTTGAGACCAATGATGAAGATGCGCTCCTGATCAGCTTCATCGCGGCCGCCCGTGCCCATGTCGAGGCGTTGACGCGCCGTCGCCTGGTGACGCAGAACTGGCGTGTCTATCTTGACGTCTGGCCGCAGCGCAGTCGCGCCTCGCCGTTCGGACGCGTTGTCGAATTGCCTTTGGCGCCCGTCGCACGCGTGCTTGCCATACGTGTCTATGATGAGCTGGGCGTGGCGCAGATCGTTGAACCGCAGCAATACCGCCTCGATCAGGCTCATGTTCCCCCAAGGCTGATCGTCGATGGTGTCGGCCGGCAGCCGGGCCGTAACGGGAATGGCATCGAGATCGATGTCGTGGCCGGGTATGGTGACGCGGCTCTTGTGCCGGCGCCCCTCAAGCAGGCGATCCTTCGTCTTGCTGCGCTGTGGTTTGAGCATCGGCACGACAGCGATATCGCCAATCTGGCGCCGACCCCTCCAGTCGTCGACGCCCTGATCGCACCTTATCGGGTGCTGTGGTGAGCGATCCCGGCAGACTGCGCCACCGCTTCGTCCTGGAAGCTGCCTCTGATCTCGACGATGGAGCGGGCGGCGTTGTACGCACCTTTACTCCGGCTGGCGCCTTATGGGCCGATATGACGCCGCTTGGCCTCGCGACGAGGTTCAGCGACGGCGCGCTGGAAAGTCGTGCCACCCACCATCTGCGCTTGCGAAACGGGCCGGCGGTATCGCTCGATCATCGCTTGCGACTGGGCGGGGATCGTTTGTTTCGCATCCTCGCCCACCGCTCCGCCGAACCAGGCTACCGGCTCATCCTGGTTGAAGAAATCCAACCGTAAATGCTCTCTTTCCGAGGGATAATCCAATGCTTCCTTCACCCGGCTTTGCCTTGCAGCAGGCCTGCGTTGCGACGCTCAAGGCAAATGCGACGCTACGCTCGCTGCTTGGCGGCGAGCGGATCTATGACGCCCCGCCTGCGCGCCCACCCTATCCCTATGTGATCGTCGGCCCGCACACGCTGCGTGATTTTTCAAGCAGTGAGAGTTTCGGCAAAGAGCATATTTTCACCATCTCCGCCTATTCGCGCAGCGCCGGATTGCGCGAAGCCTATGTGCTTGCCGAAGCAATCAGCGCCGCCCTCACGACGGCGTCGTTGTCACTCACCGGTCACCATCTTGTCCTGTTCAGATTTGATACCGCCGACATTCGCCGCGAGGCAGATGCCCTGACCTCGCGCGCCTCCATCACGTTCCGCGCCATTAGCGAACCCATCAGCTGAGGAGTTTCAACCCATGTCTGCTCAAAAGGGACGCGACCTCCTGCTCAAGGTCGACAGCGCCGGCCAGGGGTCGTTCGTCACTGTTGCCGGCCTGCGCACCCGCACCATTTCCTTCGGTGCCGAGACCGTCGATGTCACGACTGCCGAAAGTACCGGCCAATGGCGTGAGCTGCTTGCCGGCGCCGGAGCCAAGCGCGCGCGCCTGTCTGGCGCCGGCATTTTCCGCGACCAGAGCTCGGACGCCGAAGTGCGCCGCCTTTTCTTCGACGGGACCATCGCCAATTGGCGTGTCGTCATTCCTGAATTTGGAAGCATCGACGGCCCTTTCCAGGTGACGGCCCTTGAATATGCCGGTAGCCACGATCGCGAAATGACCTTTGATCTGACGCTTGAAAGCGCTGGATATCTGGTCTTCACAGCCATGGTTTGAACCATGGTCAATCGACGCCGGGGCGAAATCGAGGCCGAGCTCGATGGCCGCCCGTATACGCTCTGCCTCACCCTTGGTGCGCTGGCCGAGCTCGAGAATGCCTTTGGCGCCTCCGATCTGCTGGGACTTGCCGAGCGCTTCGAACAGGGGCGGATCGCCGCCAGCGACGCGCTGAAGATCATCGCTGCGGGATTACGCGGCGGTGGCCACTCGCTGACGATCCATGACGTTGGCGAGATGCAGGTCGATGGCGGCGCTGCAGGCTATGTCCGCATCGTTGCCGAGTTGCTTGCTGTTACCTTTGGCGCCGACGATGCCAGTGAACAATCACCATCGACGAGCGGGCGGGAGGCGCCTGCGGCCCGCCCTCGTCCGGCGCGGGAGGCTCCCTCCCGGCCTCCCGCGTCCCCTTCCCATGGGATGAGGTGATGGCGCTGGGCTTTGCTCAATGGCATTTGCCGCCCGATGCCTTCTGGCGCCTGACGCCGCGTGAGATCGCTGGCGCCGTCGCCGGCCAGACCGGTAGCCGCGCCAGGCCACTGAGCCGCGCCCGCTTGAGTGACCTGTTGAAACTCTACCCGGATGAAACGTAATGGCCACCGATCCCGAAACTGAGACTGTGCCGACATCGCTCACACTCGATACGTCGGGCTTTCGCCGCGAAGTGTCGAATGCCGAGAGCCTGGGCAAGGGCCTGTCGAGAACGCTGACAAGGGCCTTCACCGATGTCGCCGTCAGCGGTAAATCGCTCGGCGATGTTGTTGGCTCGATCTCGCAGCGCCTCGCCAGACTTGCCGTATCGAACGCGTTGAAGCCGCTCGAGCAGAGCTTTGGCGACGTCTTTAAATCGCTGACGAAAGGTGTTGGCGGCCTTTTCGGCGGAGGAGGGGCAACCGGGCAGAACGGCGCCAGCGACGGCGCGGGAGAGGGTGCATCCCTGTTACCGTTTGCTCAAGGGGGTGTGATCTCATCGCCCACCTTCTTTCCGCTTGGTGGCGGACGTGGACTTGCCGGCGAGGCAGGCGCGGAAGCGATCCTTCCCCTGGGACGTGGCCCCGATGGGCGGCTGGGCGTGCGCGGTCTTGGCGGCGGCGATGACGCTGCGAACATTACGATCAATATTCAAACTCCCGATGTCGAAGGCTTCCGTCGCTCGGAAGCTGAAGTAGCCGCCAGCATCGCCCGCCTCGTTGGTCGCGGTCGCCGCTCGCTCTGAACATCATCATTGCCAGACCCCTGCCTCAGGAGCCGCTCGTCATGCCGGCGCTGCCATCGTTTCACGAAGTGCGTTTTCCTCTTGCCATCGGCTTCAATGCCAAAGGCGGGCCTGAGCGGCGCACCGAGATCGTCACTTTAGGCTCCGGCGCCGAAGAGCGTAACGCGCGATGGGCTCATTCGCGCCGCCGCTATGACGCGGGTCCGGGTGTGCGTTCGCTCGAGGATCTTGGGCGGATTGTCAGTTTCTTCGAGGAGCGGCGCGGGCGTCTTTTTGGCTTTCGTTTCCGCGATCCGCTAGACGCCGCATCAGCCGCGCCTGCTCACGCTGTCACGCCTCTCGATCAGTTGATCGGCGTGGGCGATGGCACGACAGCCGCTTTCCAGTTGCAGAAATCATATGGCGTTGGCGCAACGCTTTACGTCCGCCCGATCCGTAAGCCCGTCCTTGGAAGTGTCCGCGTCGCGATCAATGGCAGCGAAAAAACTGCCGGGCGGGATTTTGATGTCGATCCGGCGACCGGCATCGTCACTTTCCCGGCGGACGCCCGTCCCGGGAGCGGCGCTACTGTCAGCGCAGGTTTCTCGTTTGATGTTCCCGTTCGCTTTGACAGCGACCAGCTCAACATCAATTTCGACGGCTTTCGGGCCGGTCAGATACCGTCAATTCCCCTCGTTGAAATTATCGTGTGATCGCCAAAAGAACCGTTCCGCCAGCATTGGATTTTTGTGATGCGACAACTCTCTTCCGGTCTCGCCGCGCATCTTGCCGGCAAGACGACGACGCTCGCGCGATGCTGGCGGATCGCCCGTAGCGATGGCCGTATCCTTGGCTTCACCGATCATGATCAACCGTTGAATTTCGGTGGCACCAGCCATGAGCCGGCGGCGGGTTTCACGGCAAGCGACATGCCGGCCTCGCTTGGCCTGTCGGTCGATACATCAGATATTTCCGGTGCGCTCGTGTCGGCAGTTCTTGATGAGGCCGACCTTGCGGCCGGCCTTTATGATAACGCGCGTGTCGAGGTGTGGCTCGTCAACTGGTCAACGCCGGACGAACGGCTTCTGCTGGAAGTCGGCAGTATCGGTGAGATCACCCGTATGGGGAGCGCCTTCAAGGCCGAAATCCGTAGCCTGTCGCATACGCTTGATCAGGAGCGCGGGCGCATCGTGTCGTCGACCTGCGATGCGGACTTCGCTGATGCTCGCTGTGGCGTTAACAGCAGCAACCCGCGTTTTGGTGGTCAGGGGAGCATCATCGAGGTGATGGGCCCACGACGCATTCGCGTTTCAGGGCCAACAAGCGTGCCCGCAGGCTATCTCGCGCGCGGTTCGTTGCGCTGGGCGAGCGGCGAAAATATCTCCCGTCGCGCCGAAATCCGCAATGATCAGGATGATGGCTTCGGCCGCGTTCTCGATCTCTGGGAGCAGCCCGCCCGCATGCCGGCGCAAGGCGACAGCTTCGATGCGCTGGCTGGTTGTGACAAGCGGTTTGAGACCTGCGTCAACCGCTATGCGAATGCCGTTAATTTTCGCGGCTTTCCCTTTCTGCCGGGCAACGACTTCGTCGCAGGCTATGCCCGCAGCGGAGAAACCAATGATGGCGGTGCGCTGATATGAGCAAGATCGATCCTGCCGCCATCATTGCCGAGGCACGAAGCTGGCTCGGCACGCCGTACCGTCATCAAGCCGGTGTCAAGCATATCGGCTGCGATTGTCTGGGACTGGTGCGAGGCGTCTATGAAGCCGTTATCGGTCGCGCGAGCGAAGAACCGCCAGCCTATTCCGCGCTATGGGCGGAGGAACGGCCAGACGAGATTCTGCTGCAGGCAGCCGCCCGTCATCTTGAACCTCACGATGGCGATCAGTTTCAGCTTGCCGATGTCCTGGCGTTCCGCTGGGCGTTGGCCTTCCCAGCCAAGCATCTGGCGATTGTCACGGCGCCCGACCGCATGATCCACGCCTATGACGGTGCTGCGGTGGTCGAGACCGCCATCGGCCCGTGGTGGCGCCGGCGCATCGCCGGTGTCTTCTCCTTTCCCGGAGTGCTGAGGCCATGACGACGCTTCTCCTCTCAGCCGCCGGCTCTGCTGTTGGCGGCGCTGTTGCTGGACCCTTCGGTGCCTTTGCCGGCCGCCTCGTCGGGTCACTTGCCGGCGCTGCTATCGACCAGGCTTTGACCGGCGGTGGATCGTCAGGCGGGGCAAGGCAGGTTGACGGCCCGCGTCTCACCGACCTTAACGTGCAGGCGTCGAGCGAAGGAACATCCATCCCCCTCGTCTATGGGCGCGCGCGTGTCACCGGCCAGGTCATATGGGCGACGCGGTTTGAAGAAGTGGCGACCAGCCAGACGCAAAGCCAGACGACGGGAGGAGGGGGAGGCAAGGGCGGCGGCACGGCAAGCTCCGCTCGCGCGAGCACCGTTTCAACGACCTATGCCTATTTCGGCAATTTTGCCGTTGGCTTGTGCGAAGGACGCATCGCACATCTTGGTCGTATATGGGCCGACGGCAAGCCACTCGATCAGGCAGGGGTCGTTTTGCGATTTTATCACGGCGATGAAGCTCAGGCTCCCGATCCCCTGATCCAGGCAAAACAGGGCACACCCGACGTCCCGGCTTTTCGTGGTCTGTCATATGTCGTGTTCGAGCGCCTTCCGCTTGGCCCTTATGGTAATCGCCTGCCGCAATTGTCATTTGAAGTCATACGCCCCATCGGCCGGCTGGAAGAGCGGTTAAGCGCCATCAATATCATTCCAGGTGCGGGCGAATTTGCCTATCACACGAGCGAAGTGCGGCGTGACTTCGGGCTTGGATCAAGCGCCAGCGAGAACCGCCATACCGGCCAGATGGGCACGGACTTCGTTGCGTCTCTCAACGAGCTTAAGGCGGTTGCGCCAAACCTGCAGCATGCAGCCCTCGTCGTTGGATGGTTTGGCGATGATCTGCGCTGTGGTTCATGTCAGGTCACGCCCGGCGTCGATATTGCAACAAAAGTCACGACGGGTGACACCTGGAAAGTAGGCGGTATTGAGCGCGCCAACGCCCATGTCGTTTCGCAGATCGATGGTCGCGCCGCCTATGGCGGGACGCCATCTGATGCCAGTGTGCGCGCCGGCTTGCGCCAGTTGAAGGCGCTGGGGTTAAGCGTCACGCTGACGCCGTTCCTGTTCATGGATGTGCCAGTGAACAACGGACGTGATGATCCATGGACGGATAGCGAAAATCAGCCAGCCTACCCTTGGCGAGGCCGGATCACCTGCGATCCGGCGCCAGGCAGGTCAGGTACACCGGACAAGACGAGCGATGCTGCCAACCAGATTGCAGCCTTTTTCGGGACGGCCTCAGCGAGTGACTTTTATCTGAGCGGCGAGGATGTCGTCTATGTCGGGCCGGTCGAATGGTCATACCGCCGCATGGTGCTCCACAACGCTTACCTGGCCAAAGCCAGTGGTGCCGTCGATTGTTTTCTTATCGGTTCGGAGCTTGTGTCACTCACCCGCGTGCGCTCGTCGCGGACGAGCTTTCCAGCCGTCGCGCAACTGATCGCGCTTGCCGATGAGGTGCGCGGCGTTTTGGGCTCCGGAGTTAAAGTCTCCTATGCCGCCGACTGGACCGAGTACGGCGCTTATGTTCCTGGCGATGGTTCGGCTGACGTTCATTTTCCCCTCGATCCTTTGTGGGCGCATTCCGCCATCAGCTTTGTCGGCATTGATCTTTACGCGCCCCTGTCAGATTGGCGCGATGGTGATCACGAGGATGCGAAGATCGCCACCTCGGCGGCCAGCCGCGCCTATCTCCACTCCCGGCTTGGCGCCGGCGAGGCGTTCGACTGGTACTACGCCGATGACGGCGCGCGTGCGCGCCAGACGCGGCTTGCGATCAGCGACGGCGCTTATGGAAAACCCTGGGTATACCGCGCCAAGGACCTCAAAAGCTGGTGGAGCAATCCTCATATCACGCGCCTTGGCGGGATTGAAACGACCGCGACCGCCTGGCAGCCGGCCAGCAAGCCCATCCGCCTGACCGAAATAGGCATACCGGCTGTCGACAAGGGTGCGAACCAACCCAACCTGTTTCCTGACCAGCGCTCAAGCGAATCCGGTTTTCCGTTTGCTTCGTCACGCGCCCGCGACGATTTCATTCAACGCCGCGCGCTTGAAGTCATCATCGATCATTTTGATCCAACGACCAGCGAGGGCGCCAGCGCCAATCCCTTGTCCCCGGTCTATGACGGCTACATGGTGGATCCGTCAGCCAGCCATGTATGGTGCTGGGATGCCCGGCCATGGCCAGCCTATCCCGCTCTGGCCGACATCTGGGGAGATGACGCCAATTGGCACACCGGGCATTGGCTTAACGGGCGACTGGGCGCAGCCCCGCTCGATCAGTTGCTTCCAGCGCTGAGCACTCATTTTGCCGGGCCGATACTCGCCGCCGATGACGCGGAAGGGGTGGCACAAGGCTATGTCGTCGATCGGGTTATGTCGGGACGATCGGCGATTGAACCGCTGGTCAGAGTGTATGGTCTCGATCTGCGCGAGCGTGACGGTGCGCTCATCGCTTCCTCTCGCGGCAACAAACCGGTTGCCAGCCTGGCCGCCGATGAGCTTGCCATTGACGGCAAGGACGACCGCCCTCGGCTTCAGCGTGCCCAGGAAACCGAGTTGCCGGCAAGCGTCACCTTGATCATCGCCGACGCGGATCGCGATTTTCAACGTGCCGCCGTTACAGCACGCCGCGTGACAGGTGGCTCGAACCGTCAGACAGTGAGTGAGGTCGGCCTCATCGAGCCGGCTGAGTTTGCCGAGGCGCAGGCCGAACTTTTGCTGCGGCGCGCCTGGGCGGCGCGGGAGAAGGCGGAATTCAGCCTGCCGCCCTCGGCGCTTGCGCTCGAAGTCGGCGATATCGTTACCCTTGAGTGCAATAGCGGCCCCTGTCTGCTTCGTCTGACGAGCCTTGATCGTGACGGTCCGCGCAAGGCAAGTGCCGAAGCCGTTGACCCGGCGCTGTCGCTGCCAACCGGGACCAATCGCCGGCCAACGCTCAGCCAGCGCTTGCCAAGCCCGGGTCAGGCTTTTGCGCTCGTGCTTGATCTGCCGCGCCGGCCTGGCGATACAACGGCTCATCGCCCTTTGCTTGCCGCCACCGCCACGCCCTGGCCAGGCGGATTGACATTGTGGCGACAGACGACCGCAGGCTTTCAGGCATCCGCCCACGTGGCGCGCCCTGCAACCATTGGCACGCTGGCGACGCCGCTTTTGCCCGGCCCTGTATGGCGCTTCGACCGCGCTGCAGCGGTGCAGGTCAAGCTCGCTTCAGGTGCGCTGACCTCCATGAGCGAAGACGCAATCCTCGATGGCGCCAATGTGGCGGCGCTTCGTCATGGCAACGGTGAGTGGGAGATCCTTCAATTTACCAGCGCGCGCCTGGTCGGCGAGCGGCTCTATGAACTGACGGGACTACTGCGTGGCCAGCTTGGCAGTGAGGCTCTTGCGGCTGATAGCGTTCCGGCAGACGCCTTCTTTGTTGTGCTGGATGACGCCCTGTTGCCCTTCCCGGTGTCGACGGATGATATCGCCCGCCCCGGCACCTGGCGTCTGGTCCCGGACAAGCTGTTCTTCGATGATCCGGCCGCGCTCAATCTGTCGGTAACGCCGACCGGAATCGGCCTGCGACCGCTGGCGCCAACCGGGCTTAAAGCCTCGCGCGATGGTACAGGCGTGCACATCAGTTTCATCCGCCGTACCCGCGGTGACGGCGACAGCTGGCAATTGGCCGAGGTGCCGATCGAAGAAGCGAGTGAAGCCTACCAGGTCGACATACTCAGTGGCGCAACCGTGAAGCGATCACTGATGGTGACGTCACCAAACGCTCTTTACGGCGCCAGCGATGAATTGGCTGATTTTGGCACGCCACAACGCGAGATCGTTCTTCGCGTGTCACAGCTCAGCGCCGTGCTCGGGCCGGGCTTGTCAACGACGCAAACACTTTTTCCCTGAGTGATTGACACGACGCTTGTCTCTCTCTGTTGTGAGGAATTCCGATGCCGACCACCTCCAATCTCAAACTGCCGTTGATCGCGCCGGCGCAGGCGCAAAAGCACGTGACCCATAACGAGGCGCTGACGGCGCTCGATGCTTTGATCTTTCTGGCCGTCAGCAGTCGCCGCAGGACGTCACCGCCCGCCAGCCCTGCCGATGGTGAACGTCACCTCATCGCGGCTGCTGCAACTGGTAGTTGGCTTGGTCGCGACAAAAATCTGGCGGTATTCCTTGATGGCGGCTGGCGTTACTACGCGCCGCAAGCCGGTTGGATGGCACGCATTCTCGATGAGCGTATCGTCCTCAGTTTCGATGGCGTCGACTGGGTTGATCTGGTCAATGCCGGCGGTTTGTCGAGCCTGCAGAATTTGACCCGGTTGGGTGTCGGGACGACAGCGGATGCGAGCAACGAGTTAGCCTTCAAGGGCAATAATCTGCTGGTCAGCGCCAAGTCGACAAGCGAGGGTGGCAGCGGCGATGTGCGCGCTAAAATCAACAAGCTTGCAACGGCGAATACGGCGTCATTGCTGTTCCAGAATGGCTACTCGGCGCGCGCTGAGATCGGGCTCATCGGCGATGACGATCTGGTGTTGAAACTGAGCGCTGACGGCAACACATGGGTGGAGGCGTTTCGGGCAAGAGCGATGGGGGGGCAATTGTCAGTCAGCAACGCTACCGCTGATACTCATGCGTTAAACCGAATAACCGCCGACGGTCGCTATCTTGCCCTAGTCGCTCAATCGCTTACAAGCACGCAACAGACGCAGGCGCGCGCAAATCTGGGGTTGGGTACAGCGGCGATCCTGAACGCGGGCGGGGCCAATGGGCTTGCACAATTTAATTCTATCGGCGTTTTGGCCCTTCCTGCGAGTGCGCTGACTGTCGGGCAGATAACATTAGGGTATGGCGCAAGCTCTATCGCCAGCAATGTTGCATTAGGGGTCAACGTGCTGCCTGCCAACACAACGGGGGCCAATAATGTGGGTGTCGGCGAAGCGGCACTGCTTCGCAACACGACAGGGGCTAGCAATGTGGCAACCGGTCGATGGGCGATGCTGTATAACACCGCAGGTTCTAACAATACGGCTGTCGGCGATCTCGCGTTGATAAATAATTTGACCGGCAATAACAATACGGCTGTCGGCGCAAACGCCTTGTCTAATGTGAGCTCGGCCTTGAATTGTTCCGGCCTTGGAGCAAACAGCCAGGTGACCGGCAGTAATCAGGTTCAGCTGGGCGATTCCAGCACCACCACTTACGTTTACGGCACGGTCCAGAACCGTTCGGATGAGAGAGACAAGGCCGATATCAGGCCAACGCGTCTCGGGCTTGATTTTGTCAACATGCTGGAGCCCGTTGATTATCGTTACGATCTGCGTGAGGATTATCGCGAAGCACCTCCGCTCGCCCCGCCTGCCCTGCCGTCCGAGGCCAGCGCGGAAGATGTTGAGAGGCGCGCGGCGGCAATGAGCGAATATGTCGCTCAACGCGATCTGTGGGCGGAGAATTCAAAGCTTGCCGCCATCAGCCGTGACGGGAGCAAAAAGCGCAAGCGCTACCATAGCGGCCTGATTGCTCAATCGGTCGAAAGTGCTGTTACTAAAACGGGTTTTGACACGCGCGGATGGGGCGCGGTGCAAAACCATGCACTGTCCGGCGGTGATGAGGTGATGAGCCTTGGCTATGATCAATTCGTCCCCGTTTTGGTCAAGGCGTGCCAGGAATTGTCAGCGCGCGTGATCGCTCTCGAAAAACGCCTGGCAGATACCGATCCGGCATAAGCCGACACCCTTTTCATCAATGGAGAATACCATGCGGATTTCCCTCCGCATTGCCGCTGCTGCGGCTGTGCTGATCTGTGCGCCTGCGAGGGCGGAGCAAAGCCCCAATTGGGATATCCCCTTGCAGGACGCCCGGCAGGCCACCCCAGCGCCTCGCCAGAAGGCGCCGCGCGTGAGGGAGGGCAAGCGCCCGGTCGACCTCACGGCCCTTACCAGTCACCCGCTATTGACGATTGCCGCCCGCTATGTCGGCAGGTCCGGGCCGTCGCTCGGCCTGCCGTCCCGTTTGTGGTGCCGTGACTTCGTTAATTTCGTGCTCGCCAAGAACGGCACGCCGGCCGGCAATCGCTCGCGCCGCGCCATTGACGCCCTGCGCCTTGGTCCGCGCGTATCAAGCCCGCGCGCTGGCGATCTCGCCGTCATGCGCCATCACGTCACCATTGTTGCCGGCGTCCATGGCGGCAAGGTGATCGGGCTTGGCGGCAATCAGGGCCGGCGCGTCAAACTGTCGAGCTATGATTCCCGGCGCGTCGTCGGTTTCGTCCGCGTGCTGTGAGCCTTTCGGGATTTCCGAATAACTGAAAAAGGAGCCACTGCCCATGCGTGGTGATATCGCCGCTTGCGCCTGCATTGTCGTGGTCGCCTGTCTGCTTGCTCTTCTTGTGCCAGCTTTCATCGGTTTGCGGTGATGAAGCATCTTTCCGCCGATCTTCTGTGCGCCATCGTGCAAGCGCCGCGCGCCGGAAAGCATGTGCCGATTGTGGCTGCAATTGCCCGCGACCTGCCGGATATCCAGCGCGAACATGAGATCAATACGCCCTTGCGGCTTGCCCATTTCCTTGCGCAGATCGCCCATGAGAGCGATGGCTTTCGCACCGTCAACGAATATGCAAGCGGCAAGGCTTATGAAGGGCGCCGCGATCTTGGCAATACGCAGCCCGGTGATGGCATCCGCTTCAAGGGCCGGGGCCTCATCCAGCTCACGGGCCGTGCCAATTACCGCAAATTCGGCAAGCTTGCCGGGTTGAACCTCGAAGCCTCGCCAGTAGCTGCCGCCCATCTCCTTCACGTCACCGAGCTTGCCGCTTTGTTCTGGACGGACCGCAACCTTAATCCCAAGGCGGATGCTGACAATCTTGAAGCCATCACCAAAGCAATCAATGGCGGGCGCAACGGGCTCGCCAGCCGGCGCCTTTACCTTGCCCGTGCCAAGAAAGCGACAGGAGACTGAATTATGGAAAAACCGGGATTCTGGGAGCGGCTCAAGGGCTGGCGAACCATGGGCGTTGCCATCATCGCCGGCGGCCTGTCGGCTGCCTTTGGCGCCCTGTCCTTCATGGATTGGGCGGAACCTGTCCGCGAGCTGTTCCCGTCCCTGCCGGGATGGGTGATCATCCTCCTTGCGGCGTTCATCGGCGGCGCGCTGCGTGTCATTACGACAACCCCGATGGGAGAAAAGCAGCCATGATCGCGGCGCTTTTCTCTTTCCTGCCGGGGCGTGCGTGGCTTTATGGCGCGCTTGCTGCCGCCCTGATTGCCGCGACCGGCTGGCACGTGCTGCACGAAGGCGCACAACGCCGGGCTGCTGTCGAACAGGCCGTGATGGCGCGCGATGGCATCTGGCAAGCGCAGATCGCCAAAGCCAATGCAGAAGCCGCCGCCCTGCTGGCAAGCACGCAAGCCCGCGTCGATGAACTTGCCGCCGCCCTCATCACATCCCGCACCCAGCTTGATGCCACCCTTGCCGCAATCGAGGCCGAAAATGCAAAACTCCCCGCTGCGCCGTCATGCGGTCTTGATCGTGGCCGCGTGCGCCTTCTTGACCGGCTGTAG